CGCCGCACACGAAAAAAGCGCTGACCAGAACGGCCAGCGCGCTACAAATGGATAGAGACCCACACATTCCGTTGGCGCTTGATGCAGGAACATCAAACCGGAAAATGCAGGTCTCCACCACACACAACCATATTGTAGCACAATCGGTTGATTTTTTCAACAGGTACGAAGCGGCGGTCAGGAGCGTTCCTACTGCCGTTTTTCTATACAGAGAATCAGGAGGTACACATGGAAAAGGAAATTACTACCACCAATCAGACCACGGCGTTGGCAGATAGTCTGATTGTGGTGCAGCAGCTTCCTATCATCAAGGAGCAGTTGCACAGCATCAAAGCACAGGCTCAGGAGTCCGTCAAGGAGGCGCTTTCGCTGGCCTGCACGGAAGAAACCCTCAAAGTTGTCAAGGAGCGCCGGGCGGCGCTGAACCGTGACCGCAAGGATCTGGATGTCCGGCGCATGGCCGTGAAGAAGCAGATCATGCAGCCGTTTGAGGACTTCGACGAGGTTTACAAAGAATGCGTTACGGACGTGTACGGTCCGGCAGATGAAGCACTGAAGGGCAAAATCACGGACGTGGAAGCCGGACTGAAAGCCGACAAGGAAAAAAAGGTCAAGGATTACTTTGCTGAGATGGTCAAGGCCAGCGGCGTTGAGTGGGTCACCTATGAGGATGTCGGCGTTGCAGTCACGTTGACCGCAAGCTTGAAATCCCTGAAAGCCAAGGTCAAGGAGTATGTGGAAAAGGTTGCGGCTGATGTAGCCTGCATCAACGGCATGGAAAATGCCCCGGAGATCATGGCCGAGTATAAGCTGTGCGGAAGTTTGGCTGTTGCCATTAACAGCGTGAGCCAGCGCAAAGACCGTATTGCCCGGGAAGAAGCCGAGCGCAAGCAGTGTCTGGAAGCCCAGCTTCGGGCACAAGAAGCAGAAAAGGCCGTTCTGGATGTGGCAGAGGAAGAACTGTCTGCGCCTCGGGTCATGGGCACCGAACCGCCCGTTATGGACGAGCAGGAGACTGAGGACTCCCAGAAGGAGAGCACGGAACAGGTCATGAATGCAAAGTTTGCTTTTATGGGACGCACGTTCCAGTGCCGCGGCACTCTGACCCAGCTGCGGGAACTGAAGTTTTTCGTAAATGACAAAGTCGATGAAATTCAGAAGTACATGGATTCCATTGGCATTGAGAATCAGGAGGTAAATAGCAATGGCTAAAGCAATGCAGCCGCAGAAAATGCGCTTTTCGCAGGCGATCCAGACTCCGATGTACAAAAATCTCGTGAATAACACGCTGGGCGATCCGGCGCGCGGCGCCCGCTTCATTGCCAATATCACTAGCGCCGTTGCTGTCAATCCGGCCTTGCAGGAATGCAACCCGGGCACGATTTTGGCAGGTGCCCTTTTGGGCGAAAGCCTGCTCTTGCAGCCTTCGCCCCAGTTGGGTCAGTTCTATCTGGTGCCCTTTAAGTCCAAGGCGAAGCGTGACCGGCAGGGCAATGTGATTGAGCCTGCAAGCGTAAAGGCACAGTTTGTGCTGGGGTATAAGGGCTATATCCAGTTGGCGCTGCGGACTGGCCAATATAAGCGCCTGAATGTGCTGGAGGTCAAAGCCGGGGAACTGAGCGGATGGGATCCGTTTGAAGAACGGTTCCATGAAATGCACTTTATCGAAGATTTTGAAAAGCGCGCAGCAATGCCGACGGTGGGTTACATTGCACACTTCGAGTACATCAACGGCTTTGAGAAAACGCTGTACTGGACAGCAGACCAGATGATGGCTCATGCGGACAAGTACAGTCAGGCGTTCAGTGCAGCAGCATACAAGAAGCTGCTGAACGGCGAAATCCCGCAGGACGAACTGTGGAAGTACTCCAGCTTTTGGTATAGGGATTTTGACGGGATGAGCAAAAAGACAATGCTGCGTCAGCTGATTTCCAAGTGGGGCATCATGACCGCCGAAATGACCACGGCTTATGAGCGGGACGGGCGCGTTATGATGCCGGACAGCACAGGCAGTGGGCTGTTGCCGGAAGCCGCGGAGTATGCAGATGCCGGCCGGAGCGAGCAGGAACCGCCTAAAATTGAGCGGACAGCCAAGACGATGGACCTTCCAGAGCCGGAAGCGGATGCCGTTGAGGAAGCCGTTGATTTGGCTGCACTCTGATGGTCAAGTACAACATTATCAGCACCGGCAGCGATGGCAACGCCACGATTCTGGAAGATTTTGTGCTGGTAGACTGCGGCGTGCCGTATAAGGCGTTGGAGCCGTATGTTCCGAAACTGAAGCTTGTGCTTCTGACGCATATCCACTCAGATCACTTCCAGAAGCGAACCATCAAGCGGCTTGCCAGTGAGCGGCCGACACTCCGCTTCGGGTGTTGCCGCTGGCTGGTGCCGCCGCTCATAGCTGCAGGGGTGCCGGAGCGTCAGATTGATGTACTGACCCCGCGAACGTTGTATGGGTACGGCCTGTGCAATGTGATTCCGGTAATGCTAGCCCATAACGTACCCAACTGTGGGTATAAGGTGCATTTTCCGTCTGGCAAGGTGATTTATGCCACTGATACTAACAATTTGGATGGCATTCAGGCGATTGGCTATGACCTTTATCTGATAGAATCGAACTACCGGGATGAAGATATACAAGCCAAAATCCAAGAGAAAAAGGTAGCTGGGCAGTATGCCTACGAACTGCAGGTGCTCAGAAATCACCTGTCAGAAGCGAAATGCAATGACTTTTTGGCACGGAATATGAAAGCAAACAGCGTTTATATTCCGATGCACGTCCATGTGGACAAGGAGAACGCGCATGATTGTGACAGCGAAAATTGAGAAGCTGGAGAACGGAAAGCTTGTCCTGAAACCCGACGTAGACATCAGCCGGTTTCTGGCGCAGAAGCGCCCCCGGCGGGTAGAAGTCCGTCTGGATGATGGCCGAACCATTTCCGCAGACCAGCGCCGCAAGATTTTCGCTATTATCCGAGATATTTCTTTGTGGTCAGGGCAGGAGCCGGAAGAACTTCGGCTTTATCTGGAATGGGATTTCTGTTCCCGCTGTCTGCGGGAGTGGTTCTCCCTTTCGAATTGCGATATGACCACGGCCCGAGAGTTTATTACATACCTGATTCAGTTTTGCTTCCATTGGGGAGTGCCCACAAAGGACAGCCTGCTCACCCAGACGGATGATATTGGCAAGTACCTGTATCTTTGCCTTGAAAATCGCCGGTGTGCAATTTGCAACCAGCCTGCAGAGGTGCACCATGTTGACCGCGTGGGCATGGGTCGAGATAGAGAAGCTATCGTCCATGTCGGGCTGAACGCGATAGCACTTTGTCGGCGGCACCATGAAGAGGCGCACCGCAGAGAAAAAGCCCTGTTTGCTGATTACCATATCTATGGCATCAAGCTGGATCGGCATCTATGTAAAGTGCTTTCGCTCAATCAAAAACCGAAAGGGGAGGTGGAGCGTGGCGAATGATTACATAAAACTGTGGGTGAAGGATTACAGAGCATTGCTAGAACCGTTCAATGAAGCGGAACGGGGCCGAATTCTATGGGCTATGATGGATTACAAGGAAACTGGTTCAGAACCGAAGTTTCTGGGGAATGAGCGCTTTGTTTGGGCGGCGATAAAAGCCAAAATCGATGCTTCCAATGAAGCATACGAGCGTCAGGCCGCTGCCAATAGGGCAAACGGTGCCAGAGGTGGCAGACCTCGCAAATCAAAAGAAAATCAAGAAAACCCAGAAAACCGAATGGGTTTTGAAGAATCCACAACTGAGGAAAACACAGAAAAATCAACCGGCCCGCCTGATGACACCCCGGAAAGCTACTGGGTCTGGGCTGGATGCGACAGTATGCTTACGCCCTACATGGCAGCAGAATTTCGGGATTTGCGAGAAACCGGGGTGGAAGACGCTTTGGTGGTTGCTACGCTGGAAGAAGCGATGCGCCACCAAGCGAAGCACCCATGGTGCTATGCTAAGCGCCTGCTCGATCAGGCGGCGGCGCAGCATGTTACAACGTTTGCAGAGTGGGAAAAAACTCACATCAAAAATAAAGGAAATCGGGTTGACCGAGAAACGCCGAGCGGAAACAACATTCTAGGTCTTACTGACAGCCTTGGACGAATAAAGAGAAGACCGTTCAAAAAACAGGATGTTCCGCAGGGCAAAGGGGGCGATTCCAATGGGGAGTGATGTTCGGCACGTTCGCGGTGAAGCGCAAAAGGAACTCGTGAGAATGTTTGAGTCGTTCTCGAACAAAGGGCATTCACGCTGGAAGGTATGGAGCGATTGGATTACCATGAGCGCCATTGCAATTTCCAATGCGACAGACAAGAGCCATTCTGACGAGAGGGAAAAGCAGTATCTGAAAATCGTTGAAAGATACACAAAACAGGAACTTGAAACCTTTACGGATATGCTTACGACCCTCTTTATGGCGCTGAATGACAACCCGGATCAGGACTTCCTTGGAGAACTGTATATGCGCTTGGAACTCGGCAGCGACAATGCGGGCCAGTTCTTCACGCCGTATCATGTTTGCGAATTTATGTCAGCACTGACAACGCCGAAGGAAGAATTTCAGCAGAAAATTGAAGACCGGGGCTGGGTTGCCGTGTGCGACCCAACGTGCGGAGCGGGAGCATTGCTGGTGGCATTTGCGAATCAGTGCAAACGAGAGGGCGTCAATTATCAGCAGAAGATTTTGTTCGTGGCACAGGATATCGACTACATTGTGGGCATGATGTGCTACTTGCAGATGAGTCTGTTGGGGATGCCGGGATATGTCGTCATTGGCGATACGCTTGCAAATCCGGTTCTTTCATACGACAGCAGAGGGCTTCTTCCGGTTGATAACGGGAACATCTGGTACACGCCGCTGCTTCGCACCGCAGTTTGGCAGTACAGGATCCTTGCGGCGCGGATGGACCTTATGACAAGGCCGATAAAAACCAAGAAAGAGCCGGACACGCCAAAATCCGAACCACAGAAAGCTCCTGAAGCCACAAAAAAGCCAAAGAAACCAAAGATTACGGAAAAGCCAAAAGTCGCTAAAAAGCCGCAAAGAGCGCCGGAACAGGAACCGGTGTTCTCCGAGGGCAAGGGTGGGCAACTTAGCTTTTTCTGATAGGAGGACAATATGGATTCCACCACACACACCACAACCACAGTTGAGTTCGTCGATTGGCGAGCTAAAGCAAAAGCAAAGCTGGAAGCTGAGGACAAGCTGTTCAAGGGCAGTCGTGCCGCAAAGAGCGTGCAGAGTTATGTTCTGCGGACACTGCTTGGCTTTGTAGACCAGGAGCCGCGGTTCGCAGAGGTCGTCTGCAACACGCAGCGCACGTTCTCCGAATGTTGCGCCGCTGTTGTCAACAACGCAGGCGAAGTTCTGTCCGACCTCGAAACCTACCGCCGCGCCGTGCAGTTTTACTTTCCGAATGCCGAGGTTTCGTTCAGCATGAACATCAAACTGACTGGCGCACCGCCTACGGAAGCTGAGATGCAGGCTCCGGCCACCGTCAAACCGGAAGAGGCATCCCCCAATGTTCCGAAGCAGGCGGCACCAGCTCACACAACCAAGCCTGCGTCCAAAGCAGAAAAGAAAACGGATGCGAAAAAGCCGGCAAAAAAGAAGAAGGAAACGCCTGCGGAAGACGATATGCAGCTTTCCTTGGATGGGTGGCTCTGATGATTTTAGGATTCAAAGGATTCAAGCCGGGGCTGATTGCTACGCTCGGCGATGGCAGCTATCAGTACCAGCCGGGCGAAGTGAGCAAGACCGAAAAGGCAAAATGCGCCAATACGGGATTCCATTACTGTCTGGATCCGCTGGACTGCCTTAACTGGTATGCTTGGGACGGGAAAAACGAGTTCTGGGCCATCGCAGCTGGCGGTGATATCGATGAGGATGACTACCGGACGCGGAGCAGCTGTACCGAAATTGTACCGCTTCGCAGGCTGAAAGAAGACGAGTTCCTTCTTATGCACGCAAATTATGCGTTTGAGCATCCGGCAGAAAAATTCGAAGATTGCTTCAAGAGACCGTTCCACATCGCGTATGGTCAGGGCAAGGAACTGGCTGGTGCACGTGGCGAGTGGCTCTGCTTCATCGTCCGGGGAGAAAACGAATTTGCTTGCATTGCTCAACAGGTCGATGGAGTGAAGGTTTTGCCCGGGAAAAATTACACGTCGGAGAGTTTGGAGGCGGCACACGATGAAAAAGGTTGAAGAATTGAAACTTTATGCGCCGGAGCCGAAGCGGCCAGAGTTGGATGCGGCGCTGTGTATGTCAGTTGCCGAGGGGCAGGGCGTGGGTCGCTACATCAAGGGAAAGGTGCTGACGGTGGCCGTCTGGGACAAAAAGGAAAAGCCGCTGGTCGTGTGGCGTTTTTTCGGAGGTTACTGGACGGGGGAGCTTCGTGGGAACGAGAATCCGAAAAAGAGCGAACTTTCGCCGCGTGAAATTGAGGTCAGACCTTGCCAGTGTTTGACATGGAGGACCGAAGTGCCGGCAACAAAGGGAGAGTCGGAGCTTCTGCAAAACTATTTTGATGACCGCAGACCGGGTTATCTGGTCGGCATTGTAGAAGATGCGCTGTCAGCTCATGCCAGAAAGAAGCGTGAAGAGCGTAATGCACGGCAGGCGGCTGAAACCCAGAAACTCTTTGAGAATCTGCCGGAACCGCCAGAGGATTTCGGAAAACAGGTTTTGAAAGTGTGCAGTGATGCGGGCTTTCTCTGGGTCACCAACGACAAGCAGAACGTAATCGAACCCGGTGGAGTTGAGAAGAAGGTCTCGATTCAGCGGGTAAGGTGCGATTGTTGTGGCGGCGAATATACGCTGTCAGAACTGCTCAAGCACAAGAGCACGGCAGTGTGCGAGTGCTGCGGGGAGAAAATGCAGGTTCGTAATACCCGCTATTCGGTCAAAAGGCTGTGGGCCGCAAGGACATTCCTTTGGAGCAAGCCGCAGGGAGATGGGGTCTGGATTCGCCGCTATCTGGTGTATTTCGATTTCAGCAATCGTCGGGCAGAACTGGAATTTCATGGCCGGGGGATATGGTGGACGGACGGAAAGACCATCAAGCAGTGGAAACGCAGCTGGAGTGAAAAAGAGGAATATATTATGTGCCAGCGCCCGAAGTTATCCGCAATGCTGACGGCCCCCTCTGGTCCGTATCAGCCGTATACATTGGCATCCCATACTGACCAATTTGAGAGTGATGTTCGGAAAGTGCTGAAATCTGAATGGATGTACCAGTACGACAATCATCTCAATTTTCCATGGGAGGTTCGTCAGTGGGAAATCGTGAATCGGTATCCGATGGCCGAAAGCCTTGTGAAAACGGGCTGGGCTGATGCGCTGTGCTCTCAGGTGTACGACGAATATGAACACAGCACCCGCATCAATCTTCGCGCAGAGACCTATTACGGTGTGTTTGGCTTAAACCGTCAGGAACTGGCCGTGGTCTCGCAGAGCAAAAAGTCGTTCCGCGAGGTGGATAATGCGCTGGAATGGAAAGAAGCCGGCCTCGCAATCAATGGCAAGAACATGGCAATGACGGCCAACATCCGAAATCTCTCAGGAATGGCCAAGACATTACAGAAAAGCGGAATGACGCGAAGCTTGAAATATCTCCGCCAGCAAACAAGACGAATCACGGGTAGCTACAACGGCCATATCGCACTTAGAGTTGCGCAGGACTGGTCGGACTACCTTGACATGGCCGAAAAAGTGGGGATGAATATGCAGCTTGAAAGCGTGATGTTCCCGCTCGACTTGAAGCGCCGGCATGATGATCTTGTGCTGGAGCGCAATAAGCGGCACCGGATGGAAGTCATGAAAGGTGCAAAACGCTCTATCGAAAAGGAAGCGGAACAGCTGGAAAAGCAGTTCCATATCGAAAACATCTACAAGAAGATCCGCAAAATCTACGAGTACGATGGAGCGGAGTACATTATCCGGGTGCCAGAGGGCGCAAAGGACATTTTGCAGGAGAGCAAGTTCCTTGACCACTGCATCCAGCGTGGAACTAGGTACTTTGAGCGTATTTCTGTTCGGGAAAGCTACATTTTCTTCCTGCGAAAGAAGTCTGACCCCAATACGCCGTGGTACACCTTGGAGGTGGAGCCGGGCGGTACAGTTCGGCAGAAACGCAGCTATAACAACGACCAGTATGCAGATCTGGAAGATGCCAAGCCATTCATCGAGGAATGGCAGCAGGTGGTGCAGGGGCGCATGACAGCATCGGAAATTTCTTTTGCAAAGCAGTCCAAAGAAATCCGTGCACAGGAGTTTGCAGAGTTAAAGGAAAATGGAAACATTATTCGCACAGGCGCGAATGCCGGTAAGTTGCTGGTTGACGAGCTGATGCACGACCTGATGGAGGTGGAAAAGCGTGTTGGCTAAAATCGAACTTTCCCTTGCGCCGTCTAAGGCAAAAGGACTCTCGGAAGATGAACGCTTAGAGTTGGGACGGCTGCTCTTGAAAGCGGGGTATCGGGTTGACATCGTGCGCCGCCGTCCAAACGCCAACCCGGGCACCCAGTACGAGTACTATATGATTCTGGACAAGGGGGATAGCAATGCCTGATACCCGCAAAGGACACAACCCCAGCGGTGCGCCGGACCCCACCCGGGCGCGTGCCGAAAATAACATCCAGAAGGACGAGAAACGGGTGCATGATCTTATTCACGTTCTGCGGTATGTGGCAGATGCCGCAGGGTTTGAGATTGCAGAGCGCATTGTCCTGATCGACAGCCAGTCGGGGAGGATCTATCGGTGAACAGAACAAAAAACGAATTGGCGGATTACGCATGGAATCCTGTAACAGGATGTCTGAAAGACTGCCGATATTGCTACGCAAAAAAGAGCGCTTTACGCTTTGCCAGCGACTGGAGACGAAATCTTGCAGAACGTCCGAAGGTTCAGCAGGTCGGAGCAAACCTCTTTGAGCTGGACGCTCCATGGGAAACCACAAATAACCGCTTTCTGAACAACCCAACCGGATTTATGCCCACGATACATAAGTATCGCATGGATTGGCCACAAAAGGTCAAAGTGGGCTCAACCATCATGGTATGCACGGACGGCGACTTGTTTGGTCCGTGGGTGCCGGAAGATTGGATTCTTCAGGTATTCGCTGCGGCCGAAATGGCACCCCAGCACCAGTACATTTTCTTGACGCAGTACCCGGTGAGATATCAGAACCTTGCAAACCATGGGGCACTTCCACAGAAAAACAATTTCTGGTACGGCTCTACCGCAACGATTCTGTCAGACAGTGTGTGGGCAAACGAAAAGTATAATACGTTCGTAGCCATAGAGCCGCTTCTCGGACCGTTTGAAGGCGATGCAACAAAAACGTTCCGAAAGCTGAAATGGGCAGTTATTGGAGCGGAGACAGGCCAAAATGCCGGAAAGGTTATTCCAAAGGCTGGATGGATACAGGATATTCTGACATCGGCAGATGCAGCTGGAACGCCGGTGTTCATGCGAAGTAGCATGGAAAACGTGGTTGGCGTTCAGAGTATGCGGCGAGAGAAGCCGCAGCCCCTCCTTCAGAGAATTCCATCTGATGTGCAGAAAAGTCGTTTGTGGGAGCACTGCACGGTCTGTGGCAAATACCAGCCCATGAAAGAAATGTACGCCCTGCTCCTGCGCAGAAAGCGTGGTGATAACCCGGAGCGGGTGGCTTATATGTGCCCTGAATGCTATGTGAAATTCAGCATGAAGCACTTTGAGAAAGGAGAAAAGGAAGATGAAGTTTGAGCGAAGCGAACTTGGAGCGCTGTTTTCCAAGTTGCGCACGGCGGTGCCGGAGGTTCGGGCGGTGGGCACCGATGATGCAGGAATCCTGTTGAGCGGCTCCAATGCATACGCCACCAATCTGGAACTGAGCGTCCGTGCTGGTCTGTCCAAGCCGGTTGAGCAGGATGTGGTGGTTCCACCGCGCGGTGTTGATTTTATCAGCGGCACGGTAGCACCGGAAATCAGCATCGAGGCCGATAAAGGAATCCTTACCGTGAAATCCGGCACGGCCAGGGCACGCCTGAACACAACGCCGGCAGAGAACTACCCGGAGTTTTCTGGCCCGGGCAATGATGCAAAGCGGTGTATCGTGGGGGCCAACGATTTAAGCTGGGCAATCTCCAAAGTCCTCTATGCGGTGTCGAAGGACGATAAACACCCTGCGCACCGTGGCCTGTGCTTCTCTCGGAAAGGCGAGGATGTGCTGGAAATCTGTGCGCTGGATGGATACCGGATGGCGATTGCCAGAATCAATTGCACAGCTGATGGTGATTTTCGCTTTACGCTTCCTGCGGCCACGGCAAAGGCAGTTGATACGCTTTCTATGGATGGTAGCGTGGAAATTGTGCGTGACCGGAAAAAGGCTGTTTTCAGTGACAGCAATTTCGAGGTGAAGTCCCGCCTGATTGCGGAGCCGTTTCTGGACTATGGTAAGGTTGTGGCCCAGAGAAATGAAGGAACCCGAATTGCGCTTGACAGAAAAGAACTGCTGGGCGTTCTGGGTCGCGTCAAGCTGGCCCGGTCTGCAGACGCAAAAGAAAAGAGCGTTCTGGTAATGGACCTGGAGCCCGGCGGCACCGGCAGAGCATCAATGCGCAGCACGATCGCGCAAATGAATGAGGAGTTTTCCTTTAGCGGAAAGTTGGAAGACCCCTTGCGAATCGGCTTCAACCTTGAATTCCTGAGCGAGGCTTTGAAGTCGATGGAAGAGGACGAAGTCAGCGCATGGGTAGTTGGGCCGCTGTCCCCTGTAAAGCTGATTGAACCGCAGTATGAAGCGCTGGTGCTTCCCGTTAAGGTAAGGGGTGAAGCATGATGCAGGATAGAACTTTTCGCGGGCAGTCTGCAGATGGCGTTTGGCATGAAGGATTCCTGATTCGTTCCCCAGGTGTGAAAAACAGCCGCCCGGGCGAGGGCTGGTACATCAACTCCGAGCAAGAGCCGGCATACGCCCATCTGGTCAAGCCTTTTACGATCGGTATGAACACAACTCTGACGGACGGAAACGGGGTACCTGTTTTTGAGGGGGACATTTTGGAAGACGATCGATGCGGAAAAGATGTGATTTTTGCCGTAAGATACGGCGAATACATCGACTACGGCGTAGGCCATATTGGTTTCTACGCGGAATTTTCGGAGAACCGAAAGGAGTTTGTCGAGCATGGTCTTGCAAGCCTGGTTCTGACCGCAAAGGTGGTTGGAAATGTAGTTGATACGCCGGAGCTGATGGGCATGAGCACTGGAAAGGAGTAGTAACATGAAGTGGATTGAGACGATTACCCCGAAACAGGCAGCTGAAGAGCTGGGAGTACCTTATCACGGCTGGATGAGGGAGATGGATCGGGCATGGATCAGCGAAGACCAGAAGTACAGCGTGATGTCTCGTTTGCTCCGCACGGAATGGGGCAAGGTCGAACACGTCACGATTACGGCGGCAGAGGGCGTTGGCCGGAGTGACGGCAGCGTGGATATCCCGTGGGCCGTCAAGATGGAAATTAAAAACGACCTGTTCGGCGAGAAGCGAGTTGCCGTCGAAGTGTTCCCAACGCAGGACCGGCTGGTGGACGTCTGCGACTGCTATCACCTCTGGGTGTTTGAGAAAGGTTTCCAGCTTCCGTTCGGCATCCACCCGCGCGATAAGAAAACGGTGACGGTCAATCGCGGCAGTACCAGAGTTCGGGCCATTGACGGCGCAGGACGCGAACACAGCATCAAAGAGCTGCTGGAAGAGAATGGTGCGGCGGACGTTCCTAAACAGGCATATGCACAGGCTATGGCCGGGTATATGATGAAAAATCTTCTGGGAGGGTGATGCAAAATGTGGCTTTGGATTGTGCTGGTGGTTCTGGCGGTAATGGCTGCACTTCTGATTTATGCGGCGTGCTGCGTGGATGGTGATATAGACCGCCAGAGCGAAGCGCACCCGCCGAAACCAGAGAAAGGACGAGACGATGGCAAAGTATGAGATGCTTATCGCTGCATCCGGGAAACGTGGCTCTGCACTCCTGCCGTGCGTTGTTGTCGATGAAAAGGGCATTAAGCGTGCTGCTGTACGGGCTAAGGCGATGGCTAGAGCTTGCCACCCGGAGTATGAAAAATTCAATGTGGTGAAGATGAAGGTGATTTCAGATGAATGAAAAGGGATTGATGGAACAGTCGAACGCAGCGATTAAAGCGGCGCTGGAGCTGTACGCGGCTGACCATGGGAAGTTGAACGATGGTGACAGCTTTACGACAAAGCTCAATAACTGTGTGCTCACCATTTCGCTGAAAGATGGGAGCTTGGACGTACAGTTTGACCCGGACGCAGACGTCGCGGTGGACACCCCGTACACACTGGACATGAAGCTCGACATTTATGAGGAGGAAGACAATGGATGAGTACATCAACCGTGAGGACGTATTGAAATGCCTGGAGTATAACACGATTCAGAAGCCGAGTGCGAATGATGTTGTTTCTGCGACTCTCCGGGTAGCGCGGGAAAAGGTCGAGAAACTTCCTGTTGCACAGGAAGGAGCGCTACTTTCTTTCTGGCGCGACCCCGACAAGGATCCTCCGAAAGTTGAGACGGAAGTGCTGATTCTGTTTGAAACAGCCTGCGGCGGATATGGGATTACGACGGCCCACTACGAAGATGGCACTGTTTTGTCCGAAAAAAGCAAGTTCTACTGGGAAGAGATTTTCGAGTGGGGCACCTATGATGAAGAGCATGACGATTATCTCATCCCCAAAGGCTGGTGGGAATATCGTTATTTCAACCCGGAGGATGTTTACAACAACCGTGTTGATTCTCCTGTGGTTGGGTGGATGCCTTTGCCGCCGAAGGAGGTAGTGAAAAAATGAGAACGCTTAACGCTGACCAGCTGAAAGCTGTGCTGAGCATGGAAAGTTCACTGGGACATATTCACACGCTGGCAGATGTCGAAAACACGATTGATTATCTTGCCAAAGAAGAACCGGAAGCCGTAGCCGGTGTAGAAAAATTCAACATTTTCGATACCATGTGGTCGAGGAAAATTCAGGCGGCGTTTCCGCAGTCGTTCGTGAATATGCAAAACGAACTTGTTTTCAGTCTGAGAACTGATTCCGGCTTCAGACTGAAAGATGTGACCAACGAAACCCAGCTGAAAGCAAAAATTTTGGAGTGGCTTACGCGGACTGCAATTAAAGCAGTCTCGCCCAAGGAAAGA